TTCTGACCTTCGACGAGAGGCTTTTTTATGATGGACATTTATTTATCCTTGGGGGAACGGATGATCATTTTCTGGTGGTTGTTTCTCCAGAATTGAAAGGCGGCGTTGGGAACAGCAGTGGCGGGATGATACTTGATGATGCGGTCGAGATCTTGACCGTGCTCGCCAGTAAAGCCGAGGCGCTCGCCCAGTTGCTTGCCAAGGCCGAGCGCATATTTCGTGAGATCGCCGATACCCGCCATTTTCTCGGTGGCGCGCGCCTGAGCCAGCGCGCTGGCCGTCTGAGCTTGAATGAGTTTTTCCTGTTGAGGTACAAGGTTGGTATCCGCTTGAATTTTTGCGGTGGTGGCTCGGACCTGGTTGAGCTGAGCGAGCATGGGGGCGATATTCTTTGCGGAATTGGCGAGCCCTTCGGTCTGAGGGACGATGTTCGGAACGTTGCCGGGAGGCGTAGAAGCGCCGGGACCGCCCATAGAGAGGATGCGGTTAAGTCCCGCAGCCTCCAGATCGGCAGCTTCGCGCTGATGCGCGGTATTGGACATACGCTCTTGCCACTCGCGGTTTTTCTGAGCTTCGCGAGCGTTGGAGATATTCGCCTGTTGGTTCCCGAAGTAATCGAGGAGTCCGCCGCCCATAGAGGCGGCGGACCCCAAGAGGCCAACAGGGTTGACAGCTCCGCCGGCCGCGGGAATGAGATTCAGATACGGCTCCCGAGCTGAGGAACGGCGTTGACGGGCATGGGCCTCGCGTGGATGTACTTGAAGTAGCCGTCGAGGAGCAAGTGAGGCTCCGTCGCAACCGCGATCACGCGATCCGCGGGAGTATCGGAAGTGATGAAGGCGGCGTTGAGCGACGGCTGAGCGGAGAATTCCTGGGAGAGGTGCCAGGAGTCGAGCGGCGCCGAGTAGGCCGGGCGGAACACCGAAGTGATGTTGGACGGCTTGAAGCGGTATTCGTCGAAACGCGGGATGTAGCCGAAGACGCCGGAACGCTGATTGGCGGCGGTGCCGTCGGCAAGGTCGTTGTAAATTTCCTTGTTGAGGACCGCTTGCTCGCCGAGATGGGCGAAGGCCGGCCAGTAGTAGTCGTACCGCGTCGACCGGGACCACATACGATTCAGACCCTGGGAGTAAGTCAGGTCAGCGCGGATGTTCGCGAGACCGATGATCACGCCGTGTTCCGTGAACGACTTGTTGAAGCCGTGACCGGAGAAGGCGGCGGTTCCGAAAGCGGCGAGCTGTCCGAGGGCGTTGGTGCCGGACGTGATGGCCGTCTGAGCGACGGGATGAACGTTGATCGGGGAGGAGCCGCCGCCGAGATATTCGGGGCGCTGAAGGCGATAGTCGGGACTGCGGACACCGAAGTGAGAGAGGAGGATTTCGGTGTAGCGGGTTCCGCCGCGAGCGTCGCGCTCGAGAAGCTCCTGAGTCTGGAGAGCCTCCCGTAATTCGTTGACGGTGGTGGCGAGGGCAGAGGAAAGATCCGCGATCAGGGACCCGTTGGGGTCGAAGGTCAGCTCGGGAGCGTTGGAGCTGACGACGTCCCCCGAGGCGTCGGTGTTGATAGAGCCCGCGCCTTCGGCGGTATTGCCGCCCGCGCGGTAAGCGATCCAGCCGTCCGCGGCGGAGCTGACGCGAGTGACGGGCGCGGTTGAGGCACCGACGGGAAGGCTAACGGCGTCGCCCTTCTGAGGCCAGGGGAGGCAGGAAGTAAAGTAGTCGTGACGTTTGCCGCGCTTCAAAAGGACGTAATCGGCCTGGGTGTCCGGGCCGTCGTCGAGATCGACGACGACGGAGTCCTGCAGGTTTTCGTCGCGAAACCAAGTGTTCCAGATGAGATTGTAAGCGCGCGCGTGCAAAGCGGCAATGCTGAAGCCGTTGGTCTGGTCGGTCGGAATGCCAAAATAGTCCCACAGAGTGTTGATCTCCGGGCCGCCGGCCGCCATCGGGACGGTCGGGACGGTAAAGGAGATGGAGTCGCCCGGGTCGGTCTGAGCGCCGTTGAATTTCTCCCAGTTGTTCCAGAGGAGGCGGTTCGGAACGAAGAAAAAGAAGGTGTCGAGATAGGCGTTGTCCATGAGCGGCTTCAGCAGAGTTGCGAAACGCGCAAAGGCGGTCAGGCGAGCGTTCACGGTATCGCCGGGAAGGACCTCATCGACCAAGATCGGCACGAGGTAGTCGGCGTCCATGGCGGTCTTGAAGCCGTGAGAGCGATCGAAGCGCGAACGACCGATATTCGCCGTCGGAACCCGGGCGAAGGAATGTTGCATGACCGACGGGACGCGAGGAGATGATTTCATCTTAGGCGGGCTCCTTGACCTTCGTGGTTTCGACGATGCGCGACTTCGGATGAACCGAGAGAGCGGTGGCAATCAACTGCGGAGCCGGCAGTAGAGCCGTGAGAAGGCCGGAATTGGGATCGTAGGTCCCGAGTTCGTAGAGCATGTAGTCCTCGGGGAAGCGGTGGAGGTTAGAGTCCGGCTGGGCGACGGCGTCGGAGAACGAGCGGAGAGCGAGGCCCGCCGTCGGGACGGACATCGGGGACCCGAAGGCGTCGGCCTTGGTATCGCGGACGGCGAAGATCTTGTTCATGAATTCTCCAGGGAGCGTCGTTTTAATTGGTGCTTTGCGACGGCACATATTTCGCGGGCCGCGAGCCGCCTGGCATTATTGCCGGGGGCGACATGAACCACGGTCCCGCCTTTGAGCGTGAAAGATTCAAGCACTTGCGCCTGGGCTTGTCTAGTTTTTTTTATTGCCGCGAGAATATCGGGGTTGGTTTTTTCGATGAGATTGTCGTAGTACCGGGGGGGGCGACAGGCTGCGCCCCGAGAAATGACTTGGTCGGAGGGATAGACGTCAGATTGAAATTTTTCAAACCAAGAGCGGCCAATGCCGGGCCGGCGGGACATAAGGAGAAATTCCGGACGGAGTCCGCGGTAATGTTCGGCGGCGGGTTTGCCTGTGATTTTTTTTGTCGCATAGTTAGCGACATAGGCGGCAGATTCGAAGGTAACGGAGCCGAGAATCACGGAACCTTTCCCCCAAGTTTCCGTGAGAAAGGGAGATTCGAAGAGGGGGTGCGTTCCATCTGAGATCGGGATTTTATCACGAGGGTCATATCCAAATAGAATGGCGTGATAATGAGGGCGTTTGAGTTTTTCGCCATACTCACCGCACAAAAAGAACCGAACCTTTTGGGGGTAGAGTTTTTTTCGCAGACGTTTAAGGAATCGTTGGCAATCCTCGACAGAGAGTGATTTATTTTTTGGGAGATGTTCTTCGTCATAGGTCAGGGTCAAGAACGAATTTTCATCGGACAGTTTGGATTCATGCACGATGCGGACAGCCCACTGACGGGAACGCTCAAGACGACAGCCGATGCAACGGCCGCAAGGGAGAGAAAGCGGAGTACCAGGAGTCGAGGAAGAGAAAGAGATTCGATTTTTCCCCCCCGCGCCGGGCACAAGCATGGCGCGGAGGGGATGATAGCACGGCACCTAGAGGCGAATGCCGCCGCGCATCGCGTAGCGAGCCGCGGAGTCGTTCTTAGGATGGACGCCCGACTTGCGGGAGAAATCCCGACGGGATTTCTTGTAGTTCATCTTCTGACGTTTGGGCACGTTATTCCTCCTTTTTCTGAGTTTGGCGCTTCACGAGAAGGCGGAGCAACTCGACGGCGAGATCGAGTAGAGCGGCAGTGATGATTGTCATCATAGGATATTAGGAAAAAGGAGTTCTTTTATACAACATCTTCATATGTAGCAGAGATTTTGGGGATAAGTCAAGATCGAATGGCAGTTTTACGACGAGCAAGGAGATGAACAACGGTTGTGAACAACCTGGGGATATCCTGGGGATAAGTTTTTTTTTCTGTGGATAAGTAGGGGGGTTTGACTGAACGGTGTCAGTCAGCACACTTGTATCAAGGGTTACGGTGTGCTTCCCCCGGCATCCCCGCCTTCGGCGGGGGCCCCTGCCCGCGGAGGACCCCCACGGGGGGTCCTCCTTTACGGACCGCAGTACGCGGTCTATATGCCTCCAAAACGAACAGAATTGGCATCTGGAGGATGTTTTCGTGGTAAGGGTGGCCCAGGCCGGGGTTTTTCGCGCACGCGCGTTTATCGCGCACGCGCGGGGTTTTCGGCCTGGGGCGTCACAGGGGGCAGAGCCCCCTTGTCGCGTACCCCCCACGGGGTGGGGGGTACGTAAGTTTTTTAGGATATGGTTTTGGAGGGGAAGGGGGGGCGAAGCCCCCCCTTCAGATCCCCCTGAGTTTAAGGGATCGGCGGCGGAGCTTTGCCGACAGCCTGTTCGCGGACGACAGGCTTGGGAGCAACGAGGCCGAGTTCCTCGGCTCGCTTGCGGTTCTTTTCGTCGCGAAGGAAAGCGACGAGCTGACGGGGGTCGTTGTGGAATTCGTGCCGGATGTGAGCCGGCAACTGTTGGAAAGCTTGGGCCGCCGCGGTGGTGCGGCGGAGAGCTTCGGCGAAATCGGGCATCTCAGAAACGTCAGCAAAGACGGGCTGAGCGTTCTGGAGGATGGGCTGAATGCCCGTGCGAACGACACGCTTCATGATGGTGTTGATGTCGGCGTCGGCACCGAATTCCTGTTTCGTAAGGCCAGGGCCCGTAACGGTGGTGTGAGGTTTCTGACCTTCGACGAGAGGCTTTTTTATGATGGACATTTATTTATCCTTGGGGGAACGGATGATCATTTTCTGGTGGTTGTTTCTCCAGAATTGAAAGGCGGCGTTGGGAACAGCAGTGG